CCACGCCGCCTTCATTGGATCAAAAAGTTCACCCAAAACTTTTTGTAACTTTTTTGCTGCATCCGTTGCGCTATTGAATGACTGACCTAACGGAACACCAAAATTAACACCATCATTACCGGCTTCACTACCAATGTCATCCGTCGACTGCAACGGTGTACTTTCTGGCGCAGCTTGCGTTTCTTGCGGCGTAAATGTCTCTTTAGGCTTTTTATCGTAGGAATAGTCTTTATCATCGCTACTCTTATCCAAGACATTGAGCTCATCAAATCCCATTAAAGACTGCATGAGTTCTTTGTTCTTTTTCTTGGTTGCTTCCATGGAAGCCTGAGAACGTTTATTGGCGGCTTCAATTGCCGCGTTAGCAGCACGAACTTTGGCAGCACCTTGTTTGTTCGACTCCGCAATTTGTCGATTAGCCTCACGAACTGAGGCTGCTTGAGCCTGATTTTGCGCCCGAATTTGAGCATTTGCTTCACGAACTGATTTAGCCTGAGCCGCATTTTGCTTTCGAATCTCTTCGTTTGCCTTCTTAACAGAAGCAGAAGCTTTGCTAGAAGCGGCAGCCGTGTCATTTAGTGCCTTAGATTGCTCATAAAGTCCCTGAGCACCTTGCCGCGCCTTGGAATAGCTCATACCCGTTAGTGCTGATGTGAACTGTGCCAACCATGATGTCGCTTTAGATAATGACGACATTAATGCATTGACAGCCGGAAGTACAAAGTTGTAAATCGGATAGAATGCTGTCAGTAAATTGACCTTGATTTGATTCAGACTACTTGCAAACTGCGCGTTCGTCTTAAATGCTGTCATCATCCCAGTAGCAAGTTGCGTCAAGCCTTGGTACAGCAACCCAAATACGATTAATTGTGATGGGAGGTACTTCAACTGCTGGGCAATGCTGCCCAGGGCCCCACTGGTCCGTCTAGCACTAGAAGAGGCTTTGTTCATTGAAGAACTACTACTATTTCCAAAATTGCGTATCCGACTTGTTGCACCTTGAATACCGTTGCTAATGCGACTGAACCAATTAGAAGGCCCCTTACCGGAACCTGATGCTTTATTCATTGCGCTACTTGCCGCACTGCCGAAACGATTATACGAACCTGCCGCTCGTGTAGCAGCCGTCCCGGATTCACCCATCTCAGTATTGAGCTTACCAATTACAGATTTAAGTTCGTCACCACGATCAGAAACATAAGCATAGCTCTTGTTCAGACTATCATTGGAATTAATGAGCTTGTTCATCTTATCGCGTGTGCTCATGATGCTCTTTTCAAGTGCCGTGCTTTGCTTGGTCAGCCGGTCGCTGGCACCCATCGTCTTCATAGAATCCTGAACATCACGATAGGAGCCCTGCAACTCCCTCAACTGACGCCGATAGGTTTCAATTTTAACTTCGTTTTGATCCATAGCTTTAGAAATCTGCCGCAGTGAGTCCGGCACCGCTTTAAATTCTTGTCGCATTGATTGGGCTAGGGCTTTAGCTTGGTTTTGATAACGCGTCATCTGAGCTTGAGCGGACGCAACCTGATTATCAATTTTAATTCCTTGCGTCCCATTCTGTTGAGCGGTATTCAAGGACGTTTTTTGATTCATTAAGTCACGCATCTTGGCTTGAGCAGCTCGGGCCTGATCCATCTTTGCATTGATATCACTCAGCATGGCCTGTAAGTCCTGTTTTACCTTAACCCGGCTACCGGTAAACATCTTGCCAGCATTCTGGTTGACCTTGCTAGCCCCGGTAGATGTCGAGCTACTCATTCGTTCGAATGCAGTTTTGATAGTCTCGTTCAAACCGGACAACTGGTCTTGCAACTTTTGAACACCTTTAGAAACATCCATCGACTGCTCGGTCTTGTCCATACCGAACTTCGCACTATCAGCGGTCTTCCCCATCAATTTATCAATCATCGGTTGAACCTTGGCAAATTGTTGTTCCATTTGTTCAGTGTTCACTTTGAATAGCAGTTCAATTTCTTCAAGTTCCACGTTGTTTCCCCCTTCCTATGTAGTTTTTTTGAATTTTCGGGCTGTCTTAATCTTTTGCGATTGCTGCATTAGAAGCAACTGGTCCCGTTTCCATTCAGGAACAGAATCCGACGATGTACTAGTCGCTGTTTTGATAAATGGATAAGCCTCTTCAACCGATGGCATTTTGCTAGGGTCGTTCAAAGCAAATGCCATCATCTCAGCTTGCTTGTGATCCATTACCGCTCTCATTCGCATATCATCTATACGGTTACGATTATTTGCGATTACTTGAACCATGAGTTCACCAAAATCAAGTTCCCAAAAGTGGTCAGAATCAATCCCAGATTGCACGGCCAATGGGTAAATAGCACTTAGCAACTCAGAAACAGTCTGGTAATTATTGCTTAAAGTGTCGTCTCGGTCGTTGGTTCGTTGTCCAGAGTGACTTCCGATTCCGTATTCGTCTTCGAAGCCGAAGCTGTCTTGCCGAAAAAACCAGATTCCTGGAATAAGTCTGTTAGCACTGTAAATAAATCCATTGGGGCATGACCTTCATCAAAATATTTTTCAAAGGCAGCAAAAATGTCGTTATCAGTAACGCCGTGAGTTTGGTTCGAACCTTGCAATACGATAAGCATTTCATTCAATGGTGGCAATTTCATTCCGCCATCCGCACTCATAAAGAGCGACATCATAGACTTACCCAAGCGTTTTTCAATATTCAAAATATCACGGCCTGTTAACTTTAATTCAAGTTGTAATCCACCCATTTCAAACTTCTTAGTTGCTTTCTTTACTGTCATAACGTAGTTCCTCCATTTTTATTATTCGTCTCATATCAGCCTGCTGGCCTACTCGTCTCTTACTCAAGTTAATTATTATCTGGATAAAATGTGACGGTTCTAAGCTCCGGCGCTACTACTGGCCGTTGCAAAGTCCGGTCCGTCCGATACGATAATCGAAATCGTGTATTCAAGTGCTCCGTTGACAGCAACGTTACCCATTTTGACGGTATATGAGCCAGTGAAAGAAGCTGTCATCCCATCAGGATAAGTGACCTTCCATTTATATTGCTTATTGTCACCATTGTGCGTTAAAGCCGTTGCAAAGTTGCTGCCCTTGTACACAAAGGTAAAAGCTAACGTTGATGTATTTTCAATCCCAGGAACTGACTTCTTTTTCGTATCTGATAAATCAGTCACATCAATATTTTCTGGGTCTGAACCCATGTCAGGAACGGTCTTAATACCGCCAATTTCATCAAACTTAGTGCCATCCACTGACATTTCAAGCTTGGTCCCTGTTCCGGCAAGCCCGGCACTAGCGTCTGCAGCAAATCGTTGTAAATCAAATACTGTTAAATTCTTTTTCAATTTCAATCATCCTTTCAACTTTCAAATACGCGGTGACTAGTGTTATCAACAACACCAGTAAATCGTAATACAGTGCGATTCACACCCGCTAAATTGCTATCACCAACATCGCTTGAAAAGCCCATATCACCAAATGATGACATGAGCTTATTCGTGATTGCCGTTGTGCTACCTTCTTTTAAGAAGAGGTCAATTGTGATCGTCCATTCCGTTTGCAACTCTTGCTGATTAGCATCACGAAAATAGGCTTTATGTGCCGTGTTGTATACAGCGATTGGGAACACCGTTAAATTATCTGGGTACGTGGTTGAGACCTGTTTAATTTCCGGTATAGCCGTTAGTGCTTGATACACTACTGACTTCACATTAATAATTACCATCAACTACCCCCTAATTTGTTATGGAGTGCGGCCTCCACACTCTGCTTAATCATCTCTGGTGCCTCACGACTGGCTTGTTTGACGGCGGGGGTTAAAAACTGGCGGGCGGGTTGACCGCTTGTCCGATAGAATGTGTGTCCGTCGATTTCGATTTTAGGCATACCATACAGTTCACTCAGGTCAGTATCAACGTCATCAGCAGGAATGAACCAAGGCGTTTGCCTGTACACTGGTGTAAATCCATCGGGTAAATCTTTTTGCGACTCCTCACCCACTCGTCCAGTACCGAGCTCACGAAATAGCGCTACTGGGTCATCGGACCAGACACGACCGACAATCTTGCCATCACTATCGACAACCTCATATTTAATACTTCGAGCCAACTCACCATTTCCATACTTAACGCTGGATTGAAGTTCTTTGACTGCATAGCCCTCTGCTTTCTCAACAACATCAAAAGTAGCATCCCAGATGGCATCGTGAACCACACTGGGCATTTTTTTGAGCTGAGCTTTCAGCTTATCACTGCCACGCCATTCAACTTTAGCCATCCTATTCGCCTCGTTTACGTTGCTCTAAAGTGATATTTTTATGGGTGCTGAATGTTTGTATCGAATTGATAACGTAATCTGGCTCGCTATCTTTAGTAACATTGACACAAACACCCCAATTTTCTTGTTGACCTTCATTGATCTGATTACCTTGATACTTACCAGATTTAATGTACTTAAGGTCTTTGCCCCAGATTTGCGCATTCACTGAACCGCCAGCAGCTTGAATGTTCATCCTCACTGCAATTGGATTGCTCCATCCCGCCGTAATGACATTACCTTCATCATCGTGACCTGATTGTTGTTGTCGTAAATAAACAGTTGTCAGGTCTGTTGGTCTAAGGCGCATTAGAATCGCCTCGTTTTCGCGACTCGGTAAGGTGCTAGCGCGGTTTTAATTATGTTAGGTAGTCCCAGTTCAAACGATTGAGAAACGCCGCCTTCTGACCGCGATGCTTCGCCTTCTGTTCCTTGCTCGTTGTACATGATAATGGCAAGCCGTTTTGCCTGAATTAGAATCGGTGTCGAGAGTGAAGACCGGGTATAATCCAAGCACGTTTGAACAGCATCATCAAAGATGTCATCAACCACCGCAGCATCCGGCGTGTCTTTCTCAACACCTAATCGCGTATATAGTCTTGTCAATTGTCCCGCCTTATCTGGTGGGCTTGGTTTAGCCATACGATCATCCTCTATTCTTCGTCGTCTGTTTCTAACTGAGCATTATCGGCAGTTTTCTCGTCCTTCTGCTTATCAAGACAAACAAAAAGCTCATCATTGAACGCGTCTTGCGTAATGCTGAGCTCATCACCTTTTTTATACCGAGTATCTTTATACCGAATTGGGTAATCTTTAACGCGAACCTTCATTATCAATCACCTCTAGGCTAAAACCTGAGCTTGAAATACCTCATCCGCCGCGGCAAACGCTGGAAGCGCAACTGCTGAGGCTTTTTCCCAAGTCCCAATTGGATCATTAGTTTCGGTATAAATCATATCGTAAACATTACCCACAGCGTTAATTTGCGCTGGGCCACTGAATTGTGCTAACTCTTCTGGAGTTGGTCCAAACACTTTATTACCAATCGGGTCATCGTTCATTAAGACAAGTCGATTTTCTGGGAAGTAACGACTCTTGGTAATCTTGCCATCTTTTCCGACTTGGGTATATTTTTGATCATAAGTCCGAAAAATTGGTAAACCTTGTGCCTGCATGAAGGTGTCAAAGTCGGCTTGTCCAAGTGCCCGAGTAGAGTTACCATACACGGCTTGTAGAACTTTGGTATTAGTCGTAATCAATCGATAAATCTTCCGACTAGTTAGCGCCCGGGTTGGTGTAATATCCATCTTATCGCACCAGCGCGTAATATCACCAAGGATATCCGCGTCGCCGTTATCCCATGTAGCAGCTCCAGTCAAAGCTTCCTGATGTTCAGTCGGAACTTGATAATCAAGTTGGACAGCAAGTTTACCACTTTCATCTGGCAAAATAGTCTTACCTGTTGCTAAAACGTCCATAGCGGTCTTTTCAATTCGTGCTAAAACGCCTTGATTGAGCACATCAAAGTCGTTATAAACATGTTGTTGCAAGTAGCTAGCTTCTGCAGGCGTCCGCGGATTGAGCATCGCATACAAATCTTTTTCTTTAATCTGCATCTTGCGCTTAATCAAAGCCAGTTCGATGGCAGCGCCCGAGGCAGACCGACTGCCAATTTCGGCTTCACTATCAAAAGCCGCATAGGATGCAATCACTGGAATTCGATTTTGACGTTTCAAGATATCAACAGTTAGTGAGTTGACTTTGATTGCTGGGAATAGTTCATCACCTTGCATCGCTGGATACTGCCGATTCAATGAAAAATCGATTAAATCATGTTGCGTGAATAAATCTGAAATTTGAGCCATTTATTTTCTCCTCCTTTAATTAGGCTTGTGATTCGGCGGTGGTGTCCGTATCAGTGAAAGTAATCTTCTTTAATGCCGTGATAGCCTCAGCTGTTGGCGCCACTGGTAAGCGTTGGCCAAATAAATAGCCTTCAACAATCACGCCAACCATTTGAGGGCCACGTGTAACGTCCACTTCGTTAATCGTGATTCCTTCCGCCTTAGCGTCATTAGTTGGATAAATCGTGCCGGCTGGAATAACTTTATGTCCAAAAGCATCCGTCTTCACCGCGTAACTGGTGTCATCAACCTGCCGTGAGAATGATACGAACTTTTCAGATGCCATGAAATTCTTTTGTTCTACTGTTCCTTTATCAAATACATAGGCCATAATCTAGTACCTCCCTATTTTGTCGCCCATAAACTGGACTTTGCTGGCTTTTGCGAGTTATTTAATTTTTCAGCTGCTGTTGCACCTTCAGATTTATTTGCGGATGTATCAGCACCCGGCAATGTGGTCCCACTGCTTGCGATTCGCTTATCGATTGCTTGCTGTAAGCTCTCTGTAAATGACTTACTGATTGCAGTGTAAGCCGCTTCCACGCCTTTATCATCTGCTAAAACATCATCACCAAAAGCCGCAATCAGCGCTGTCGGCAAATCGTCTGCACCCAGTCGAGCCGTCACTTTGGCTTTATTTTCAACAATAGTTCCATGACGCTGTGATTCAGCAAGTTGCTTGGTTAATTGGTCTTTATCATAGTTGGCCTTTTCCAGGTCAGTCATCTTGTCGTAATCTTTTTGCTGCTGAGCTTCACTAGCCTGTTTTTCATCATGTGTTTTAATTGCCGAAGCAATCAGCTTATCAACACTTGATTGCCAGTCCTTTTCACTAGCAAACGATTTAAACGGCGTATCTGCCTGATTGTCTTGGTCAGAGTCGTCATTGTTGCTATTTTGATTGGCGTCGGTTGTGTTAGGCGTGCTATCAGCCGTCTGATTGCCACCTTCATCCCCGCCAGTTCCATTATCACCGTCAGCAAACATCTGTAAATTCATCTTTAGTTTGAGTAGCTTTTTCATAATTAAATTCCTCCACACCCACGCATTTCCGATAACTCAGGCCACAAAAAAAGCACCCCGTGCATTACTCTAAGAGCCCCACACATTGTGCTAAATTGACCGTGGCGTCATTATCAGACCCACGCATGCTATTTAGTTTGAGTAGTTTAGAGACGTGCTCAGGTCATCCATGCTAATCCTGATGGAACATTGTCGAAAGGATCATCGTGGCGGTTTG